ACGCCACTGTTAATTGTGATAGGACCAGCAGACATGCCATTGGTACCAGTTGTAAGCGTGTAGTTTGCACTAATGGTATTGGAGTTCTCGTAGATAGCACCACCAGCAGATGCACCACCACCGATGTTACCCCAGTCAGTACCGTCATAACCTTCAAAGCTATCGGTATCTGTGTTAAAGCGTAGGTAACCGGCAGACGGAGAACCATCACGCTCAGCTTCCGTACCAGCAGGAACTTCAGCAGAACCAGTGGTAGCGGTTTGAGGAACATACCCATCAATGGTTTGACCACTGTTAAAGGTAATGTCACCCGTCATTGTACCGCCGCTCAGCAGCAGTGCAGACGTGTCAACGTAGTTCCTAGTAGCAGCGTCTTGTGCACCGGTAGGATCGGTAACACTGGTAATACGGCTAGTGCTTACGTCAACAGTACCAGTACCGTTAGGGTTAAGGGTAATGTTGCCATCAGTGGTAGACGTAGTAATAGACCGAGCTAGAACGTCAAGGTCACCACCAAGCTGAGGAGTAGCATCTGAAGCAAGGTCAAACGAAATAGAACCATTAGGAATGGTCACAAAGCCAAGTTGTTGGTCTACTTCAAAGAAGTCACCGACAGTGAACTTACCGTTGTGATCAGTAATAGCAGTCCAGATAGCACCGTTATTACGCTCAATCGTTTGGTTAGCTTCAATCGGCACACCACCATTCTCAGGAAGTGCACGGTAGTCAGTACCAGAACCGACGTACTCCATCGTGTGACCGCTAGAAGCGACCATAGAACGAAGGAAGAACTGTGCGGTAGCAGGAAGCGTTACGTCACCGTTAAGACCAAGATTATTGCTACGGTTAGTTGCATCAGGACGGCTGATAGTAACATCCCATCCAGCACCGTTAGCAACGGACGACAAGATAGGATAGGTAACACCATTCAACTCAACCAACATATTAGGTTGTGGTCGGGTTGCAGTACCGTGCCAAGTACCTTCAGTAGGTTCACCAATGGTAAACGTAATGTCACCATCAGTACCACCAGTTGTCAAATCAGCGGTAAAGATGTTAGCCGTAGAACGACCGTCAGCAATCAACGAGTACCGACCAAAGTCAGTAGTCGAAGCTGCAAGGTTAGCTTGACCACCATTCAAACACTTGAGGTGATAGTGGTTAAAGAAGGCATAACTAGAGGTAACCTGGACGTAACCGTTGTTAACAACAAGGATACCAGGACCGTTAAGTGCAGTGTGGGTGTAACTATCTGCCACCATGGAACGCAGCGGAGATGCTGCATCAACCACAGAACCATCAACAAGAATACCACCACCAGCAAAACCATCAGACGTAATATCACCAGCAGCACCTGCACCAGGCACGTGAGGGGTGAAGTCTACGTTGTTAATTTGGCTATCAGAGAAGTTGGTGCAGTTCTGGATGTAAGGAGACTTACGAATGGTTGCACCAGGGAAGAACGCAAAGTTCCAACCTTGGTTAGTAGGCAGACCAAACGTAGCGTCGGTATCAATAGCATTACCACCACGAGTACCCGCACCCTTCATACCCATAAGGGTGAGGTTCTGGAAGTACGAACCACTGTTCACACGGAACATCGTAGTCAGTTCGTTAGCTTCAGGTACGTCTACATCGTAACCAGCTTGATCAGCTGCAGGAATAGCAGGGTGAATGATGCAGTTCCTCAACGAAGTACCCACAATGGACACATCGTTCTTTTCAATGTCAATAGGGAACGTCTCAGCGTACACACCAGGAGCAACCACAACGACAGAACCGTTACCAACAGCATCGGTTTCTGCGTTAATCTGCTGAACAGCAGCACGAATGGTTTGCTTAGGGTTACTAATACGGTGACCCTCACTTGCGTCATTACCGTTAACAGCGTCAACATAGACAACCTTGGAAAGGCTGGTGAACGCACCACCAGATGTGACAGCAGTCCAACCAGTACCGTTCCAAACAGAAAGAGTCAGGTCATCATCATTTTGCAGCCAGGTTTTACCTACAGGGTAGTCACTACCAGTAGGTGTTGCAACTTGAACAAGAGTATCAAACTGCTCAGCAGCAGCCAGAGTAGTTGGGATAGTATCATCGTTTTCTACCCAAGTCTCATCACTACGGATTGTTTCAGCTACTTCATCTTGGAACCGTGCATCCAATGCAGCGGTAGTAGCAATCTTAGTGTCGCTGCTATCCCACGTGTCACTGGACTTTACAGTGTCTGCATAGTTGTTCCAGTAGTAATCATCAAGAAACTCATAAATAGATTCAGGAACTTCTTGGCAATTACTTTCTTGAATAGCATAACGTAGCTGTTCAAAGTTTCGGTTTAGGTCATCTGAACGAATGGCAGAACCAGGGCTAAACAGTGCCTTAATGTCGTCAATTTTAGTAACACGACGAATCCTGACGTTATCTACGTTATCAGGTGCAGTAGGTGAGGGTGGAGCAGTACTAGTGAACTCAACAATAGTTGGGTTAGCATCGGTCACCCGCCACGGATAGGTGGCATCAGTCGTTAGCTTTTCGTCCCATTCTTTAGTTGTGTCGTTCCAAAAATAGACCTTAATTTCAGTTTTTAAGATGTACGGGAAATCGAATGAGAACTGTGTTTTTGTCCCATTTCCCGCTTGAATTGTTTGTACGTCAGCGCACGACATAATTAGTTAAGTGTAAGTTTACTTACGGATGTTAAGGGTGGGATCAAGTACTTCTCCTCTAACAGCAGCTTCTTCACGCAATGCTTTTTCCATTTGACGCATTTCAATAGCAGCAAACATGTCTGCATCCATACGTGCATAAGCTAAAGCTTCAGCTGCTCGTTGTGCTTCACTTAAACGGACATGAATATCATGCCACTTTTTAAGAGACACATCTTCAGAGCTGACAAGGTTAGGGAACCTACGTTCTTTGCGAAGTTTAGCAATACTTTGCCAATCTTTTGCATCTCCCATAATTTCACGAATAGAAGCTTGGAAATGACCATCTTCACCCATGATACGGAACAATTCAGAACGCTCATCCTGAGTCAGCTTAACACCATCCTTAGTTTTAAAGGTAGTCGTAATGTCATACTCCATATCCTCCAAGAACTTCTCTTCAGGTTCTTGACCAGGATGGACCTTAATAGGGCTGTATGCATTCCACACACGTTGCATAAAACCATAACCATTAGCCTTTTTACCAGTCACAGGACTGTAAACATAGGGCTGACGGTTAGAAGGATCTAGTTCACCAAGGTAGCTGTTAGCGTTTTCGATGTAGCTAAGGAAATCATTATCAACTTCTTTCAAACCTTCACTAAAGATTCGAGACCATTCACGCCGTTGACCAGCCAAAGGAGCAAGGCTGTTAGTAAATCCAGCAGCCCATCGTTGTGCTTGGAAACCATTACCAGCAGCCATCTCAACAACAGGACGGAGAGACGACAAAGCAGTACGATCAGTCAAAGCAGCACCAAGAATAAATGTCAGTTTTTCAAACATCTTCTCAGTTGCAGCTTCACCAATCATATCGAAATTGTCAGCAACATTGACAGTCAAAGCAATCCAGTCAGCCAAAGGACCAAGCCACTCATAAGAGTAGTACTTACCGTCCAAGCCTTTAACGGAACGCTTCTTCCAACCAGTTTGCTTCACACGTGCCATCTGAGCTTCTTTGTCGTAAAGACCGTCACCAGTGATACGATCATTCCAAACAAGACCAATAACACCTGTCACCGTCAAACCGGCGATAGCCTTACGTCCACGGGTGGTATATTTAAGATCAGCAATCTTGTTCTGCTTAGCGATATAGTCTAGGTTCTCTACGTCGATATTACGTGCACGAAGTAGTTCGTCAATACGCTCTTCGTTACCCAGCAGATCTTCGAGTTTAACATGAGCAAGTTCGTTAACATCTCGTTGGAACGGAGTCCAAAGAGGATTGTACTTACCACCCATATCAACCACATTCATGCCTGTTGTGGGGAAGAACATAAACGGACGTGCACCCGGCACAACCCTGACAAAATCGTTCATAGATGTAGCCAGAGGAGTATCCAAGTTAAGCGCCATCTCACTGGTAGCGTACTTAACAGCCTCATCGTTGATCAAACCATTCTCATCAAACATTTGCTTATAATACTTATCAGCAATAGGTTTGACGTTTTCTTTAGTAATAGGTTTACCAGCAGCGATCAGCTCATCCATAGCACGGAAACGGGCTTCAGCCGATG